ACGGTGGTGGCCATTGGCTTACCAAAGACGACGTTGTGGGCGGGCACTGCCCGGCTTAATACAGGTTAGCGCCCATCGAATACATTTCCTACGACAGCACAGTTGCCACATAGGAAGTATCAATACGCCCCATGAAGTGGGGAGATTCTTCTGTCGCAGAGAATGTAGGGCCGTTGATTTCACCGACCTTGAAGTAAACGCCTGTTGTTCCCTTGGTGTTGTTGTTGAGGGTTTCCAGTACACCTACGGCGGTGGTCAGCAGGGTTTGGTTGCGGGCGGGACCACGGCCTTTTTCCGTGAAAATGCGGATAACAATCGCTCCACGCGCATTGTCCACGCTGCTGGTAAGCGTGGGCTCGTTGGTAATGCCGAAAGTAACATTAACGCGGACGTACTCGGTTGTGGTGTTGGGTGGGACTGCTGTGATGTTGTCGAAATAGACAGGCACAGCAGGGGACAATGCCCCAAACGCGCTTAGGAGCGGATTTTCGACGGCGGCGCGAATTGCTTGGTAGTTCATCAGCCGAATCCAGTGCCAGGTGTATTGCCGCCGCGTGGACCTTGGCGGAATCCGATTTTTACGCCGTTGCCCAAATCGCGCTGCAGGGCACCGCCGTTTGTATACGTCACGTACCAATCCAAAGGGGCTGTACTAACCGCAAAACCAGCGCCACTAGATACCTGTCCGCGCTTTGATCCTGTGCGTGTACCTACAGATACAGGATCCTTAACTGGATCGAGGATGTTTCCATCAGCATCGTATTGCGTGCGGAAACTGCCGTCTTCAAGATCTAGCGCCTGCGCTGCGTAACTTGAGCCATTAACTATCTCGTAGTAAGTTCCGGACCTAAACCGTGCCGCCGGAACATTACGAAGATCGTATTTGTACGTGTGACCGCCTGCTGAACGTGGTCCTCCAGCCTGTTGCCCTGGTTCTACTGCATACCAAGCAGATGAAAACTGTCCTGAATACCCAGGTCCGGCTTCTACAAGACCGTTCATTATTTCAACAGCCGCTGTGCGAGCAGAGGCACTTACTAACTCTTTTACATCGTTTATTAAGTGCTTGAAGTCGCGTGCCATTACTGGGGCCTCACGATTAGGACGTGCATGACGGGGTTGTCGCCGCGATAGCTGGTGATATTCACAATCTTGGCTTCGCGGGTGACGCCGGCTTGGATGTACTGGATGCGATCGGCCTCGGTTGGGTAGTACGTTCCAAGCTCACTGTTGCCGATGATTACTTTTACGTCGGTGGACTGGTACAGACCTTCGGATTCGCGGGGAGTGAGGCGCAGAATTACGCCTTTGACTGTGACGGTGGTGTCGGCGCCAGTGACGTTGCCGGTGGTGGGGTCGTAGGTGCGGGGTGTGGTGGTTTTGATATACGTGATCGACTGGCCCCAGTCCGCAAGGATTGAGGTGGGAATTGGGGCGAATGTGGTGTCGATTAGGCCCATATCATCCCCTAAAAAGGCGAACGGCGTAGTTGGTGGCGCCGCCCATGCAGTAGGGGCCGAGGTAGGTCTGTAGCCAGGGGTAGAGGTCGAAGACGTTGTTGACCACGCCGGGGGTCATGGAGCTGTCTTTGTATTTGACCTTGAGTTCGCCCAGTTCGACTTGGTCGTAGAGGCCGGTGGTGCCAGTGCTGCCGGTGATGGCGTCGGTGTCGTTGGCAAAGGCGCGTGCCAGCTCGTAGGTGGCGACTTTGATGCCATCGGGGATGAGGGTGCAGGCCAGGGCGATGCCGTCGACCTTGTAGTCCTCGCGGGGCCACTTGAGGGCTTGGGTTTCGGTGCAGCGGTTGCCGTAAAAGCTCAGCGCGTCGATCCAGCGGGTGGCGGAGATGATGGCGCGGTTCTTTTGGTCGTCGGTTTTGTCGGTCCAGGTGCTGGAATCTGGGACCGTTTCGAAGTACGTGTTGGTTTCAGCCAACGTGACGTAGCTGTTGGCCGACGCGCCTTTCAGAGTGGCATCAATAGTCGCGGCCACAGTCAATACGCTCTTTGTTTGAGTTTAGCCCGCCTGCGTGACTTAGTTGATTGCATCTGTGCGTCCACCATGGTCGCGTGATATATCTGGGCGCCTTCCATTTCCAGTTCTGCTGTGCGTTCCAGGTGTTCGCCGTAGGGAATGTCTTCACACCAACGGCGATTATTCTGTAACACGTAGAGACGTACCAGTTTCATGCCCGCTCGCAAATCCGTTGATGCTGAAGGCAGCGTAAAGCCCGCAGCAGCAAAAACAAATCCCGCGTTGCCGGGTTCCAGTGTCCGCAAGCTGGAGGACGTTGCACTTGAGGTGCGTCGCCTTCGGGAAGAGGAAGGTCTTGACCTCCGGCAGATTGGGGAGGTTTTGCAGGTCAGCTATGACGTGCTTAACCAGCTCATCCTGCAGTCGTACAAAAGTGTCATGAATACTCCTGTGGTGTTTGAGGCGCAGGAGAATTTGCGGCTTGGCGCTGAAGGTTGACATTAAAAAAGGCCCCCAAATCGGGGGCCTTCTGCTTGACCTGATGATCAGGCGTAAGCAGTGGTGTCGAACGGGGTGTTGACCAGCAGACGGCACACGGGGACCATCTTGGTGGTGCTGAACACGAGGTTCCAGCTGCCGGTGGCGGCCAGGTTGCCCGAGGTGGAGGCGTTGGTGGGGTTGTCGCCAGCGGCGGCCCACTTGGTGCCGGTGATGTGGTAGCCGTAGTGGTAGTCCACGGCCAGCACGTCTTGCATCGACAGGATGTTGCGGTCCGCAGCCAGACGCAGATCCTGTTGGATGCCTTCGGACACGACGCCCGACTTGAACAGGTAGACGGGGTACTTCACCGCGTGGGTGGCAGTACCGCCAGCCAGGTAGGTCAGTTGGTCGTCGATGACGACACGCAGACCAGCGAAGTAGGGGACTTCGGTTTGACGGACGCCAACGCCGCCGCCACCCCAGACGACCGCGCCAGATGCGGCCAGTGCGGAAGTGCTGAAGGTCAGCATTCCGACCTGCTGGAGGTAGTACGCCACGTTGGAGTGCATGGCGATGCTGTCCATCTCGTCGCCGCGCTCGCCAAGCTTGGTCTTGGCGGACACCACGTTGGCGACGTTCAGGTAGTTGGCCTCGGTCATGGAACCGGGGACACCAGCGAACGACTTGTCGGTCTGGTTGGGACCGAGGACGCCAGCGCCGGAAATACCGCCGAACAGACCCAGCAGTTGGGCAGCCAGGGTTGCGGTCTTGAGCTTGTTGATTGCAGCGGTCAGCTGGTCACGAACATGGCTCAAAGGATCGGCACCGGAGCCGAGTTTCGACAGGTCGTCGGCGGCATACGCGAAACCACGATGCAGGATCGTCATGATCTGCTCGTCGGCAGTCACGTTGGCGGGCACGAGGTAACCGCCGCCACCACCCCAGGTGCTGTTGCTGAGGATTTGGGTCTCGCTAGGTGCGATGGGGTCGAAGAAGGGCACGCGCACGCGGGTGCCGCCGGCACGAGCGTCAAGGGCAGCGTTGCGCTGGATGATGCCGCTCTGCACCCACTTCGATTGCTCGAAGATACCTTCAGAGGTGTACTGAAGGAATTCAGGACGGGTAACAAGGTTGGAGAGGAAAGTACCTCCCGAGTAGTTGCCGCTAAAAGCAGACATTGGGTAGCTCCAGTGGAGTAGTGGTTAGCTTTTGCCCCACAGGGGCCTATTTCCCGGCTTCGGCCTTCAGCAAACGGGCGCGGTCTGGATCTTCCGACAGCATCATCATTTGCTGAGTGACGTTCCAACCTTCTTGTGACCAAGGGTTGGATTGGCCGGGGAGGGCGGTGGCGCGGGCACTACCCGTGACACCCATGCCGGCGCGGTTCGTGGCTGCGAAATGATGCTCGTAGCCGCTGCCGGGGTTTTTTAAGTTGGCGATATACTCGCCAACCGGAACTTCGACGCCGCCGACAACAGCCACAGGCTGTCCATCTTTGGTGCGTAGGTTCTCCTGCAATAGACGATACAGCTGATCGGGTGCCAATGCACCAGCTTGGGAAAGCTGGGCGATGGCAGAAGATTTCAGTTGTTCTTGTGTGAAACCTTGGCGGATTTGGTCCACTTCGGCTTCTTTTGCGGTGAGTTGTTGCTTTAGGTCGGCAACAGTGTTTTGGGCTTCTTCCCAGAGGGTTTTGTACTCGCCGGATTCGGCAAGCTTGGCGGTTTTGGCCTGTTCTTGCGCGGCGCGGACTTCGTCGAGCTGTTTTTGAAGGGTTTCGCGGTTTTCGCGGTCCTTGCGACGCTCGGCAATAAGCTCCGCATTTTTTGCCTTGATGGCTTCGAGTTGGGCGGCCAGATCGGAGCTTTCAACCACAGGTTGAGGGGCAACAGGCTCCACAGAAGCTTGTGTTGCTTGCTGTTCTTCGGGCACGATGATGTATTACTTGGACGCTTCTAGTTTACAAGAGAAGAGCTACATAGCTTCAACACGTTCGTTCATGTCCTCGGTGCCGGTGTTTTCGGCGGGTTCCGGTAGTGCCAGAGCGTTGGTTGTGCTGGCGGCAAGCTCGTCTTCGATGCTGATGTTGTCGGGGAGGATTTCGCCGCGACGCAAGATTTCCAGCAGCATGGCATCGCTGATCTTGCCCATGGTGTTGAGCTGGGTCAGGACGGATACGTCTTGGCCGATCAGGCGGTAGTAGTCGAAATCGCGGTCGATGGTGATTTCGGGGGGTTCCAGGCCGACGTATTGGGCGGCGAAATCGAAGGCTTGGGTGAGGGCGCTTTCGAGTTCTTGGCTGATGATCGAGAGGACGCTGTTGCCTTGGGCTTGGTCGATGCGCTTGGCCTCGGCGGATTCGGCGACGTACTTCTGGCCGAAGAGTTTGGTGACGCCGAGCGTGGACATTTGTTGCTCCAGTGATTGGAGTTCGTTCATTTGGGCGTCGAAGCTGGTGGCGTCGGCTTGGACGTAATACGCCTTGTTGCCCGGTTGCATGGCGATGGCGTAGTTGACGCCCATTGTTCCGCTGCCGGTCGTGTCGTCCCAGCCCTCAAGAACAAGGGTGGGCATTGCGGCGATGTGGAGGGCGTGGATAAGGTCGGCTTGACGCTGGTAATGCGTGATGTTGAGGTTGGCGATGTCCAGCAGTGGGGGCAGGGATTGCAACATGCCCCGGCGGTTGCTGTAGATGGGTACCAGTGGGATTTGGTCGAGGCTGTAGCCGCCGGATTCGCTGAATTCGACTACGTCTTGGCCGAGGGTGTAGAGGTCGTATTTGCCGGGGTAGATCACCCGCATTTGCTCGATTTGCTCTTCGCCGAAGTCGTTTAGGGGGCGGGTGGTGTACTCGTGGATGCGGACTTGGGTGAGGGGGGAGCCGGGCATTGTGCTGGCTTGGCGCCAGCCCCAGATTTGGGCGGCATCGACGTGGATGAAGTAGGGGCGGCGGCCTTGGGCGCGTTCTTCTGCAAGATTTCGCGCTCCCATTGCTGCGGGATAGTCCACCAGGATTGCGCTGTGGCCATAGGTCAGGCTGCTTACCAACGCGCGGCGTGCGTATTCGTTGATGTTGGAGCCGATGCCGTCGATGTTTTGCGCCAGCTCAAGCCAGTAGGGGTCGCCTTCGATGTGGATGGGCTTGCGGAGGATGGCGCCAGCAGCGGTTTCGATGAGGCGACTGGTGTAGGGGCTAAGGACGCTGCGATCGACGCGGGTTTGGTAGGCGTCGTCGTCTTCGCGGGGTTCTTGGGGGAGGTATTTCTCGCTTTGGTCGCGGAGGTATTCGGTGCCGTTGGTGACGGCGGCCATCACGCTCCAGTCGGTCATCATGGCGATGACATCGAGGCTGCGAACGAAGGGGGATTCGCTGACTACAGCTCCGGTTGGCGGGATATTGGCGCTGTAGACCACGGCTTGACTCCTACTTTGTACTTATTTTGGCAGGTTATTCGTCGTCTTCCTCGTCCATCTCCTCAATGGGGATCAGCACT